TCCCTAATACAACATCTGTCATGATCTGACCTATCATGATGCTATCCTTGTCTTTCCGCCACCATGTCGGCGGATTATGCTTTGCATTTTTCGATCCAGAGCGCGGGCTAATTCAATTTCAATACTCCGCTCTGCCTGATCCTTCTTTGAATCCCCCGCCTGCTTTATCCAATTCTTTTTAGGGTTTTTTATGTGGCTTGCGAGTGTATCACTACCCTCAATTAGGAACTTGAAGTAGAATCCATCATATTTATATTTTTTGCCAGCACGAGGCCCTACATAGATGGTCGGGTAATCCTTGTTCTTTCCATTGACAATCCCGTGCGACTTCTTCAAAGTTCCTGGAATATGTAATGACCCACGGTACTGTCTTGGACCTCCATCCCCTTCAGGAGATAGCCTGCGCATTTCTTGCACCATCGGTCGAGCAGCCTTTCTCATAGCTGATATCATGACCTTATATTGCAGCGCATCCGGGAGGTTCGATAGCACCGCATCAATCTTTCTTACACCCGTTATGTTTACAGAAGTAATCATCTATTACTTTATATTTTTAAGATTTTTCGGGTCGCTACCAAATGTTTTTTGGAATGCGGCTACTAACCCATTATATATTTCAGATCGCGTTATAGCTCGACCCTTTTTGCTATCCTCATCAATAGCCTTTTTAAGCTCTACAGAAGCCTCTTTCAGAAATACCTCTATCTTAGCCGTGAATCGCTTTGGCAGCCTGAAATAAGCCGCCGCCCAACTCACACCAGCCACAAGAACAAAGGTGACTGCGGTTATAATTATGTCTATTAACCCTGCATCAAGCATCATATCTAATCCTGTGTTTGTTGTCGTTTATAATCTAACTTCCTACCAATTTCATCTATTTTCTCCATAATCTGCCTGTACTGCTCTTGAGTGATAGCTTGATTTATATCCATCTTATTTAGGCGCGCCTGATTTTCATCAATTCTGATTATATTTTTCTTTATTTCCCTGTTATGTCGGCTTACGTCGGCTTGCATGAAGGCAAACACCCATACCGTTGTAATGACAACTAACATTATTTCGATTAATGTTAAAAAATTCTTCGCATTTAATGAATATTTATTTTCATTCATAATAATTCCAGGCAACGTATTGGCTTTTCTCGCTATCCATGTCAACGTGTAAAAAATTCTCACCTAACCCTATTCGCGTGAATCCCGCCTCAATTAATCCCTTGAGGACAAGGAACCGCTGGCGACTGCTAACGGCCATCAAGTCAACAGCAAGCCCCTTAGTATGTGAGCTGCTTCCATTGCGACCCATTTCAAGCTCATGTTCTTTCGAGCGATATGCTGAGGTCGGCATATACGGCAGGTTTGAAGCCCTGCGGGCTATATCAAGCTTCTTCATGAAATCTACATCCATGTCCGAGATATCGCATGCGGGGTTACACCGATCAAAATCTACTTGACTGAAAAACTGATACACTACTTTCTTATTCATTGTTATCTCTTACATTAGTGTCTATTTCCATATATTTCCGGAAACCTTTCTCGCGGGGCCTTGATGTTATGTCGTAGGTATTGCCCTGCTCATCCCTAATACTGTAGTCCTTAGCATTCAAACCTTCATAATAGTAGATAGTCCATTCTACTTTAGTGGTTGCGACTATCTGGCCCGCTTCCAATCCTTCGCTCCCGCTCATGTCGCGCCTTCGCGCAAATAGCGTGGCCTCTACACTCCAACTCTCGATAGACTCATTATAGCTATTAGTTGTGGTTGTCCGTCTTAAAAGTGATATTTCCCTGTTCATCTCCCCAGGGTCCATGAAATAGCTCATCCAAACCTCCTTCCCGCTTGATGCGGTGCCGATAGCCGACCCATCTGTTGCACTAGCTCAATGACTTCCGCCGAGCTTCGCGCCATTATATGACTGCTTCGGTTTTGCCAGATGTCGCCTATTACATTATAAGCCCAGAGCCTTATATTAGCCGGAACGTCATTGGACGTAGCATAACCCGCTACATAAGTAACCCGAACAGGGTACTCCTCATCACTGAACAGGCTTGGGAACGCAAAATCATCGCTAAATCGCACAAAGCCCGGCTCAGCATCTATGTTAACTTCATAGTTTTGTGCATCTACAGATGTCCACACCCCGTCTGTATCCCTATATTCTACGGATGTAACCGATTGAAGGGGGGGCCGTGGTAACTCAAGCTTTCTATGAAAATCCTTTAGTGTGAATACCAGAGTGGCCTCAATTAACTGACGCTTGAACGCCCACTGCAAAATATTATTAACCCCTGATTCCTCCGCTAATGCTTTGATGCACAAGGTTAGATACGAATCATAGGTCGTACTATTGCCAATGCGTAGATGTGTTTTAAGTTCATCTAAATCAATCGGCGTTGTAAGTGGCTCTGTTTCATAGGTCAACGGCATGGGTTATCCTTTTAAGTATTCGCGTACTTCTTTTGATCCGGCTGGCCCTATTCCAGGGACCTGCTGTAGGTCTTTAATAGATTTTATTTGGGCTAATGTTTCATGCCCTGCCGAGATAAACTCATCCCGATGTGGTAGCTTCTCAGGTAGTGTCTTTTTGGGAAGTCTCGCCTGCCCTGTATCCAGCAATTCATCAGCCAGCTTAGTAGGTACTTCATGTACCAAGCCCGCTCCATAGGCATAGCCTTTAACGGGTCGTATCATATATATTTTTTTAGTGTTGCTTGACTTCTTAGCCATTGTAATCTCCTTTTAATTTTAAAAAATAGCAGAGGCCTAAGCCCCTGCCATTAATTGGTTTACTGTGCATCTATGTCTTTCACTGCTGCGAAGCTTTCTTCACGGCGAGTGGCAACATCTACATACACATGCAGGATCATTTCAGTGATCGCATCTTTGGCCTTGGTGTATGGGTTAGGCATCAGTTCGAGTCCGCCCCATTGGCCAATCCATAGATCTCTGAAGTTCCCGTAAATAAGCGGGGAGAGATCATCTGAAGTACCTTTGCTGAGGTCAGAAGGAACGATGTTACTAATTCCTATGTTTGAATCCATTGCTTTCATCTTATCCCAAATGAAGTTTCCGCTCCCAGCGTCAATCTTAGTTAACATAGCCTGAGCTTTAACTTTCGGGTTTGTTAAATAGGCCAGAGAACCCATGTCGGCGTTATCCACTGCCACTTCCTTAGCCACGTTAACCCAGTCGTCATAAGCTTGTGCAGCTCCGTTTGCATTCGTGCCTGTTGCAGCGGCGCCACCGGCATACGCTATACCAATGCCTGACTTCTGTAAGATACCCTCTGGCTCTCCGTTTGAGCCAGCGCCATTTATTGCGGCCGTCTGAATCCCTACGGCTGTGCCGGAAAGGATATCATTGACAAGCTCTTGCTCAATCTCAGGTGATGTCTGTATTAACCATTGATTAGATACGTCCATAAACCCAGTTCCGCGTTTCGGGGATAGGGTCTGCTGGCTATATGTAGCCGTTGACTCGCTTGCTGTTGCATTTTCCGTAGCTGCCCAGCCGAAGGTGAACCCACCTGCTTGATTAGTCAGCGGGATGTTACCGCTTAGACCCGTCACAAAACGAGCGCCAAGCTGTGATAGTACCAAACGTGAACGAAGCAGGCTTACAAAGTCGATGCCCTCTGTTTGAATCGTTTTGGCCCCAGCCGTGCCCGCTGTGACATCATTACGCATGTCAAACTTTTTGTTAGCAAGTACTTTCTGAGGAATTACTAAGCCATTTCCGCTTAGGCTGATTCCTGATTCTTTCGCTTCTCTTTGCCCTTCTTGGTGCATCTCTGCAACAAGGCCTGTGAAGTTACCACGACCCATACCCTGTCGGATAGCGTCGATCATGGAATAACTTTGAAGCTCTTTCCCTTCACTTGATTCTCCATTGCTCTCAAAAGCAAATCCTGCGTTAGGTGCCTCGTAGTTATTGACATCATTCAGATCTTGAATCTGATCTGTGTAGTTAATGATTAAGTTCTCTGACTGCTCTATTTTAGCCTTCATATTCTTAATCTCGTTCTGTTTGCCTTCGATAGACTCCTGATCTGGGCTATCTTTGTCCATAAGCGTCTCAAGTTCGTTAATCTTGGAGGCGCGATCGTTAACGAGCGTGGATTTTCGCTTTCTTGCGTCTCCCAGTTTCTCGTTCAATTGCTTCAGTGTAAACATAAGTTTATACCTCTAATTTTAGTTTATTAATTAAATTTCGGGTTCGCGCCTCTTTAGCGGAATCCGCTTCGCTTTGAAGTTCTTCTTTCTTAAATAGTCTGTTCATAAAATCTTCACTACCTTTGTATCCCTGTATGGCAAGCTCTTGTACATTGCGCTTCATCTTGGATACCTCGTCAGCTTTTAGCTTGTCTATGTTCTCATCCGTCTCATCGGATGGATCATATATCTCGTCAATAAATCCATATTCGAGGGCTTCTTTAGCGTTAATCCAGCGCCCATATCCTTCCCCCTCATCCATAAGAGCCTCGATTTCATCACCGCTTTTATTTGAGCTTTTCCCGTACATCTGTACAAGCTGACTATCAATAACCTCAGCATCCTTAGTCATGACCCTGAATGTGTTTTGATTGAAATACCCGACGAGCCCAAACATGACCCTGTGAATGAGCATGAAAGCATTTTCACTCATCCGCCTTTTTGTTCCTGCCTGCCCTATAACTGTTGCGGCGCTGGCACTGAATCCTTGTATATTTGTTACTATTTCGGCACCCTTCTGCTGAAGCAAGTCCTTGATGACTAAGCCGTCATTGAGATCGCCCCCTGATGAGTTAATATTAACAATAATCTTAGACGCTCTTACCTCTCGGAGCTTTCCTTTCAAGGCCTCAACCGTATTTTGTGACGCCTCCCCTGTTATATGCATTTCCAACATGTCCTGACCTATAAAACCATCAATATCTATTACAGCTACATCACTGGCGTTGTTAATCTTGAAATTGAGTGGTCTGTATGCTTTATTATCCATTTTCTTGAAAACTTTGTTTGTTCATGTTATCTGGCTTGAATAATTCATCTTCATCAGCAGGACCAAGATCTTCAAGGTCTCTGATTTCTGACGGGCTCATGAAACCAGGTGCATTCTTACCAAGCGCGGTGCTATACGCTTCAAAGCGATCTTTGAGCGTACCGCGCATTAAGCCGTCAAGGTTATATTTGTAAAAGTAATCGTTCTGCTCAGTTGATTTGAGTAGCTTGGCATCTGCCTCCGCCTCAATGTTAAGCGTTATCGGTAGCACCCCATCCTGTACGTACTCAATGCCCTGTTGCTCAATATTGTTGTTAGTAGCCTTGTCAAGTTGCATCAGCTTATGAAGCGGCACCCCTAATAATCGGGCTATATCAGCTACGCCCATTTTACGCGTTTCTATAATCTGAGCGGTCTCAAGATTGAGCTTGAACTGGTCAAACTTCCAACCAGGCTCTAAGAACATCATTTCATGCCAGCTGTCAGGGCCGTTTTGGTAGAGCTTGCGGAATGATTCCCTAACAGCACCCATAAATTCCGTTGACTCCTCGTCAGTAGAACCTAACATGCCTTTATACTCTTCTGGCATCTCAATCACCCCGCCAGCGTGTAACCCCTTGCCAAAGGCTGAACTCTGCATTTTCTCGGCAGATAGCCCAAGGCCAATCGTCTGAGATGCGTATTTAATTGGATTTATTCCCTTGACTCCGTCAAGACTTAACCCATGCACATGAAAGATATCATTGTTTGAAAAAACCTTGTTGAAGTCCTTACCATGTACATGAAATTCTTTAACCCCATCTTTGCGTACCTTCGGTGTTACCATGTTGGGAAATATAGGTCGGATGCTCACCGGCTCATAAAAAGCATTCCGAGTTATAAGGCCGTAGAAGTTCCCGTGCAGAAGCAACATCGTTACCATGAAAAAATGGAACTGAAAGCTGTTTTGATATTGGTTTGGAGATTTGGATATAAGGCGATACCCTTTATGTAATCTCGCTACTTCTTTCCCGTTAGCGCCCCGGTAGAATAGGTGTTTTGGCTGTGTAGCTATTGCGCTTGCTAACAGCGTGACCCCTCGATGGAAAGCCATGTGTGTAAGCGCCGACTTTTCCGATACCCGCACACCACTATCATTATGTATGCCGATGTTTGGAAACCAGTCCGGTATGCCCCGCTTCAGGTCGAAGGTTCTATTATCCTGATTACGGATCTTTGCCTGATTATATACTTGAGCAAGTGAGGTCATAGACAATCTGTGAATTATTAACTTTAATGTTGCTAATAATATTATGCACAATCAAGGAAACATTGTTTCATTTCTGCATTATTTAGCCTTTTACCTTGATTTATTAAGTAAAAGCCGAAATGGAACAAAGTTACACTTTCGATTGAATACGTCTCTTTCTCGCCACGCGGTAGCTGTTATAGTTCGAATACTTACTGGTTTTGAATACTGATTTATATTCCTTTTCAACCGCTTCATAAGCTTCTTCATAAGTATCATACTCTGACGTTAACGCTACAAAGCGTTCATCAAATTTATAAGGGTCATGAAGTTGTACGTGTTCAGGATTTATAGTCCCCATACCTTCGGTACCCTTCGTTTTGAGGTTAACGGAAGAGGATCTTCCAACTCCATAGCTACCAAATTTATAAGCGCCACAGCAGGGTCAATCTTATTATCCGTATGTTCTTTTCGTGGAAATACATTTTCATTCGCGTCTTCTTTCGCTACCACATTACTCATCGCCCAAAATAATACCGGATCGGCATTATGCGTAATTCGATGATCTAACGTCCATGCATCTATGGTCTTCATCGGGTCGCTTAAATGTTTCGTGATTTGCTTGATTATAAGAACCTTAAGTCCCATCCGTTCAATCTGCTCGGCGAATACCTGCGGGCCCCAATCATCGAAACCAACGGCTTTAAT